ACGAGGCAGAAAAGGTAAAGTTAAAATTACAGCATTTAACTAGGAGATAAAATGTCATTAAGTAAAGAAGAAATAGCAGCAAAAAAGAAAGAAAGAGCAGCAGCTAAACGTCTTATGATTGATAAATTAAGATTTTGGGTTGGTGTATTTAGTGTGCCTACCATTCTTATAATGGCTTGTATGCTTATTGGTGCAGCTTATTATCTTGGAGAATCACAGTTAGCTGTAGTAACTGGTCTTATTTCAACTATAACAATAGGTTTAATTAATGTTCTTAATGGAATGGTAGTTCCACCAGCTCCAGAAGACCCATTAGCTGTAGTGGCTAAAGATTTAGTTCACCACTTACAAGACCAAGCTCAAAAAGATATGGAAGTATCTATGGATAGAAATACAATTAAGATTGGTGGTAATGGAGTAAAAATGGAATCTAAAACTCCTGAAAACCCATTATGGGGAGATGATATCCCTTTAACTAATAAAAAAAGGACAAAGAAAAAATAAATGAAAAATATGTATGACTATAGTAAAGTAGTAAAGGCAATGAGAGATTTTTTTCAAGAAGAAAAAGGTTTTATAGAAGTACCTGCCCAAAGTAGACAATCTATATTAGCAGCTTGTGAAGACCCAGCAACAATAACACAATATGTATTTAGTGGCATTAATTATCCATTGCCTCAAACAGGTCAAATGTGGCTTGAAAGAGAGTTGCTTGAAAATCCAAAAGTAGATGGAGTGTTTTGTATTACTACTAGTTATAGAAATGAACCTAACCCTGTAGAGGGAAGGCATGATAAAATATTTCCTATGTTTGAATTTGAATCGCATGGCAATATCAATAATATGATTAAATTAGAAGAAGAGCTATTAATGCATTTAGGATTTGGCTCTATGCATGAAAAAGTAATGTATGATGAAGCTTGTAAGAAATATAGTACTATGGAATTAGATTATGAAGAAGAAGAAGCCCTATGTAAAGATTTTACACCTTGTACCTTCTTAACTCACTTTCCATTAAGGACACATCCTTTTTGGAATATGAAGCACGCTGGTACAGGTATATATAATAAAGTAGATGTTATAATGCATGGTATGGAAACTATAGGCTCTGCTGAAAGAGCTACTGATGTAAAAGAAATGAGAAATCAATTTCATAATATATCAGATGGAGAGTATGCTAGATTGCTTTATAATCATTTTGGAGAAAAAAGAGTAGAAGATGAATTGGAAGAGTATTTAGCTTTAGATATGTTTGAAAGGTTCGGTGGTGGAATAGGAGTTACTAGAATGGTATCTGCTATGAAGGCTGCTAATTTACTTGGGGCGTAGCACAATGGCAGTTGCAACGGACTGTTAATCCGAGGGTTGTTGGTTCAAGTCCAACCGCCCCAGCAGAAAGGAGTGAATATGATAGGTTTTACTCATTTTATAGTTATAATAACAGGATTAGGAATAGGAGAATACTTTAATTGTAAATATCCTAGAGTAGAAGATGGATACAGTAGTGAGGGATATGTTTGTAATTGGGAAGATGATGATTTTTATAAAGAGAATGGTAAGTGGGTACTTACTCCTGTAGATACTACTGATAATTGTTTTGAAGAAAAGTGGAGAAAGAAATATTGGGAGAAAAAATAGTGGAATTATTTATAGCTATATTTAAATCTGTTTTTGTAGCGATACCTATATGGATATGTTATATAGCATTAAAGATAAAGTGGATAGAATGGAAGAAAGAGAGTTTAAAATAGAAACGCCAATGGGAAGTATATCTAGCGATAGTGGTAATCATCTTGTAGATGTTTTATCTGTATCAATCGTTTTTTTAAGCATATTTATAATTAAAAGAATAATAAGTAGGTAAAAGGTGTATTATACGAGGACTTAATAATTATAATAGTAGCCATAGGAATGCACTATGGATTAGAATTTGGTAAAAATATGGGAAATTATTCTTGCCCTCAATATTGTAAAGTAGAGCATAAACATATAAATAAGGAGAAGTTAAATGGATTTGAAAGACATGGCGATAGCCCACTTTTTCAGCGAAGAAAACAAGAAGAAAATGATAGAAAAAATTAACGATAATATTAATATTCCTATTATTAATGAAAAGACTGAAGAAAAAATATTCACTACATTATTTGAAGTAATTGAGGATGTTCTTAAAAAAGGTAAATAATGTCTAAGCAAGCCTACAGAATAGAAGATTTTAGTGGTGGTTTGAATCGAAGCTCTGACCCTAGAGATATAGCAGATAATGAGTCTGCTATATTGTGGGGTTGGAATATTGATGATGGAGGAGTTATTAAATTATCAGGAGGTCAAGCGTTGCCTTCTTATGGACCTCAAAGAGCTGCTAATGAAAATGTTTCTGCAAAAGTAGTTAAAAATAGTATGGCAGGATTTGGTCTTAGTACATTTGCATCAGATTATAAACCTAATGCATTCCCTGATGATGAGTTATTGGCTGCAGAAGAAAGGACTGAATATATATTACAAGCCAATGAGTATGGATATATAGATATGTATCATATCCAAGAAGCAATATCAAGTAGTGTTTCGCAAGAAGATTCAGTTAATTTTGAAGAAAATTTTATTTCTTTAGGAGGAAGGGGAGAGTCAGTTAGCTTAAAAGATGGCAATCCTAAAGTTAAATATTATATAGCAGATGGTGGTATAAGAATTTACGATACAGATTGGACTCATAAATATAATTCTAATAAATCATTTATGTTTGTTAATAGGAAATTTATGCAAAACGCTATTGGCTTACATTACAATTCAGATGGAGAGTTAAGTGAAAGAATTTTATTAAAAGATTTTAAATTTGGTAGTGCTAGTATAGTTCAAGAGGGTTCCTATACTTATAGTCCTTCTGGTACAGATATAAGTACTATGTTTAATGTTAAAAGATGGGTAGCAGGACATGCACATTTAGATACTGAACCTCCTTATGATGGTAGTAGTGTTGGTTGGGATGCAGGATATTCAGATGGTGCTGATAGTGGAGATGCATTAAATGGAATAATAGCAAGACCTAATATGTATGTAGGGCATACATATGTGGGAACTGGTAATAATTCAGGAAAAGAATTGGGAAATAGATTTAAATATGATGCAAGAAATAATCAAGAAACTGACCTAATAGGAAATGGGTATAAGGTAAAATTTGGAGGAAGTGGTTTAGGTGGAAAGGTATGTTTAGAAAGGTATGGTACTAGTGGAGGTGCTGTTGAAGATGATGGAATAAAAAAAAGATGGTCATTTTGGTATGCATTTGAATACGATGAAACAAATATAACTACTTTACAAGCTGTTGTAAGGAGTAATGGAAAGCCCTTTATAGAGGATAATTTTGAAAATCTTACACATAATTATGAATATAGAGTAAGCTTTGCTATGTGTCCGTTTGGTGATATGGCAACACATGGTAGTTTTAGAGATACTACTTTTTCTCAAGCTGTTAATAGAAGATTAGAGGGATATAAAGGAGCTGACTTTGTATGGAATCCTAGAATTACTAAGTGTAAAATTTTTATAAAAGAAGTAGACCCCAATCAGCCCTATTCTACAACAAGCGGAAATGATTGCTATTCAAATGAAGGAGATGGCGAGCACTTGCTTTGGTTGGATATGGACCTTCAAGATGGAACTTATAATTTTAAAGGTAATTCTGAAAAAGATTATGGAGAATCTTTTAATTATAGTGTAACTACTATACAAAATGGCTCAGGCAAAACTATTGCAGTTCCATATTTTTTTGTATCTAATGTTCTTGAATTTAAAACCTTACCTTCGATATCATTTGAATCTATATATGGATATAACGGTACAAAACCTCAATATCAAAAATATAAAACAGCTTGTATTTTAAACAGAAGAGTGTATATAGGCAATGTATGCACATTAGATAATGCATATTATAAAAAGCCACAAGAAAATTTTGACGATAGAATGGTTAAATCTCCAGTAAATGCTTTTGATACATTTCCGTATGATAATTTTGTTGATGTTGCTATTAACGATGGTGATGCAATAGTCCATTTAGAAGGGTATAACGATAGAATATTACAATTCAAAGAAAAGGTATTATATATAATAAATGTATCGCAGGATTTTGAATTTTTAGAATCATCTCATCCGCATATGGGTATTAAGTTTCATGGACAAGTTTGCAAAACTCCCTATGGGATAGCATGGATTAATGATAAAGGTTGTTATTTTTATGATGGAAAAGGAATTAAAAATTTAATAGATGGTAAGATAAAGCAAGGTAGACCTATTGAATTTAAAGATGGAGATAGAGGTGTTGATAATAGTGCAAATGATGAAGTAATAAATGCAACATATTTAAATGCATTGTTTGACGATGAAGGGACTTTGGCTTGGGCAGGAGGAGATTATTCTTCTAAATATCATCAGTATTTAGGTTGGGGTGCATTTATGAACTCTCAATTAGAAAATATACAAAATTATGAAAATAAGTTTCAAAGACAAAGCATGCCATCAATAGGGTATGATGCAACTTCAGAAAAATTAATAATTATTAAAAGTTTAAACAGTAAAGGATATGATAATGTTACATCTTGGGTGTTCGCTTATAACCTAAAAAAACAATCATGGACAAGTCATCCTTATTCATATTATCATACTGCTGAGAATGCTAATAAAACTAATTTTATAAATAATAAAAAAGGTGAGTTAATATTATATCAAAGCGCAAATTTTGCAAATACTAATATGGAACCAACAATAAATAATACTACTGATGCATACGGGTTTTACAAGTGGAGTAATTCAAGGGAAAATAGAGAAGTATCGCATTGGTCTGATAATACTTTAAGAGATTTAATTTGGTATAGGTCTAAAGATATAATATTTGACAATGCATCTTCTAAGAAAAACGTATTTAGTGTGCATATTACATATAGATGCTCTGCAGATACTAATATACAAGCTAGTTTTTTAACTAATGGATTTAGAGGAAAAATAGATGATTTTAATAATTATAGAACTAAATCAGCTAATCTTTTTCTAACAAGCAAAGAAACAAATAAAGCTGGAAATCCTTTTTATACAGATAGCTTTAAAAATACAAGTGGAAGATGGGAAAAAGTAGTGTTAAAGCCAAGCAATGCATCGGTATCTAAAGGTATATATTCTTTTCAATTACAAATGCATAATGCTTCTCCAGAGACAAAACAACCTGATGATTTTGCAATAAATGATATATCTATAATTTACAGGTCTAAAGGGACACATTTTGAAAAAGGAGAATAATGGATACTAGAATAGAAAGACTCCTTAATCAAGTAAAGGGTTTTAAAATAAAGTTTACAAATAAACCATCTCTTAGCAATGCAGAGGGAGAGCAAGGCGAATTTCGTATTAATAAGTATAATGGTGTTAATAGATTGTATTTAAAGGTTGGAAATAAATGGAATGAAATACAGCTTATATCAAATATAATAGAAAATGAATCAGGAACTCCTAATTTTATTCTTCTTGAAAATGGTGGGACACAAATTACAGGTCAATTAGATGTTAATAGTAGCGCAATAACATTAAATTCTTTTTCAAAGCAATCATCCATAGCTCATGTTAATCAAATAGATGATAATGCATCAGCTGAAAGTATGATAATACAAGCATCTGCAGGAAGAGGTTCAGGTGCAGGTGGAGATATATTATTTAGAACAGCTAAAACGCCAGGGCTCAGTACTGCAAGTACTTTAGGAGAGCATTCTACTGTATTTACTTTAGGAGCAGATGGAGATGCTACTGTTGCCAATGATTGTGTAGTAGGTGGAGATTTAACTGTAAGCGGTAATAACATTAATTATTCTGCTGCTCATTCATTTATAAGTGTAGGTCCAAGGTCAGGAACTGATGTTGGTGGTTATAGATTAAATATTGAGGGAGGGCAAGGCACAGGTACTGGTACTGGAGGAAATATAAATATTAGAACTTCTTTAGCAGGAGCGTCTACAGGTAGCTCATCTAATTCTCAAACTACTATTTTAGGTATAAATGGAACAGGTAACATAGGAATAAGAGCTACAAGTAAATTAGATTTTGGAAGCACATTAGGGACAGGAGATACTTACATACAAGAAAGTAGTGCAGATGTATTAGACATATATGTAGGCGGAGATAAAGCATTGTCTCTGGATGAAAATACAGGATATATAGATGTTAATGAAGATTGGACATTAAGAGCAGGAGCTCCTAGCAATGGAAGCCTTAGATTAAAAATACTTCCAAGTGATTTTGTAGCAAGTGATGGTGGTAGACCTGTTATGATGGATGATACTGGAAGTGACAGATGGATGGAATCTCATGGAACTTTACCATTTTTTGTATCTAAAGAGATACCTAAAGGGTACAAAGCGGCAGCAGTATCAATTTATGGAAGTGCGACATCAGCTGTAACTGTTTATGAAGCTAGCTATACTGGAAAGTCAGTTACAAGTAAAGGAACAGGAAATATAGGCACATCTATAGATATTACAGATGTAGCCTCAACAGATACAAATTATATATTAATAGAAATGGCACAAGCTTCTGGTGAAGAAGTTTATGGTGGTCATATAGATATAGTATTAATAACATAAAATGCAAGGCAAGGACATTATACACAAGGAGGGAAAAGAACATGGCAATTAAAGGACCAAAAAGCGAACAAAGCATAGGATTTGTATCAAGTCAATTTAGAGATTTATTAGCTATTCACCAAGCCAACATGGATAGAGAAATTCAAGAATCTAAAGAAAAGTCAGCAGAGTTTTGGGCAAAAATGACTTTAGGGGTTGGTGCTCTTAAAGAATTAAAAAATTATAGAGATGCATATTTAGCTGATAAGCGTTTAGATAAAGTTCATTTTCAAGGAATAGAAAATCCTATGAGTATGTATCAAAAAGGTCAATCTAAAGAAAGAAAATTAGGCAAAGGAAAAATTCTAGGCAATATAAAAGATTTTATATGGACTCCTGACTTAGAAGCTAATGAAGAATTAAAACAAT